TACTCATGGGATTTAATTTAAAGAGAGTGAAAAGAGGGAAAAGGGTGCCGCGCACGCACGTCAATGACTTTTTTTCTAGAGTTGCACACTTTTTTAACCCCCACACGGAAGGGTGACTCATGTTCTCAATAAGCAGGCAATCAGCTAAGGCAAAAGGTCGTGCTGGCGAAATGGAAGTTCTTGGCATGCTATCCAACATAATCCGTCAGGAGTATTCTACTCGTGGCTGGCCATGGCCTGAACATGGGGTCTTGAGGCGAGGGCCGAACGGTAAAGATATCGTCGGTCTCAGCTGGCTGGCTCCAGAAGTCAAGCGCCACGAGAAGGTCAATGACTTCAATTTAGAGATGTGGTGGAACCAGGCTAAAGATAACTCTAAAGGAGGCGAACCGATTCTACTATGGCGTCAGAACAATGCCTGCTGGCGTGTGAGAATGTTCGGAAGACTCGCGTTCGGTGAAGGCGGTGCCGTCAGGTGCCCTGTGGACATCACAATCGAAAACTTCTTGCTCTGGTTTCAATACAGACTCAAGAATGAATGCGACGCTCTTGCGAAGAAAGCTGGATAGCCGCCTGCCGGCGGTGAATCGCCCAGCTTGCGCGCGTGAGTCCTGCAGGTTGGGCGATTCGGCCCAGATTCAGGTTGTGAAGCAGGAAGCTGAATCGATCTCAGATTCGAAGATCGAAGCTGGATGCGAATTCATATCACGCCTGCGCTTCTGCAATCTAGATCTGATTCATGCGGCCGAATCATGATTTGACTCAGACGTAGATTCAGGATGCTGAATCAGAAACAGCTTCAGAATGAGATTCAAGAACCAGATTCCAATCGCGAATGCAATATCATTTCAAGCCTTGAGATCGTTTGCGGGCGCGCATTAGCTTGATTGCAGAGATGTGATTTCATTCTAAGCTTTGAGATCGTAGCTGGCGCTGCATATGCTAGCTTGCTTTGCATGCAGCGTTTGCAAGCTGTTTTTTGCAAATCAGGAAATGAAAAATGAGATTGCTTTTTTAGATAGTAACTGTGTGACGTTACGTGTGGATGTGGGTACCTGGACGGATGTGCATGCCGACGTTTGCGCAGCTGGCCAGCTGTTGCTTGCTTACAAAGTGGTATATACCTATGTATTACCTACCCTTTTTGTGGGTGTGTCAGGTAAGTGGCGGTAGTGCTACCCACGGGTAGCACCTGCAACCCTGGATAACTACTGAGGTATTCCCTACTTGTACCGCTTGTGGGGTGTGTAGAGTAGGTGGCACCTACCTACACCCGGATAGGTAAAGGGTAGGTAAGTCAAGGGTATAGGTGGGCAGGTACGGGTGGCACGCGGCAAGCAATAGCTGGGAATGTGGTTGACGGGCTGTACCGGGGATATGACCCCGACAGACCCGGACCCACGCAAGGTGTATCATGGCCGCTACCGTCAAGTGTCCGCATTGCCAGAAGTCCTTTACCATCGAGGGGACCGGGGTGACCGCCGCAATCCGCTCCTTCACCCGGGAGTACGTGGCGAAGAACCCCGGGTGCAGCAAGGCTCAGGTGTTCGCGGCGTACTACGCGAAGAACCCGGGCACGAACCCCTCAACCATCACCACCCAGATTGGCGTGGCGTTCAACGCGTAGGCCCCCAATGGTACTGCTCATCCTGACTTGGTGCGTCGCGGTAGGGGCTTTGGGGGTGGGTAGGTGGCTGGCAACCCGATAGGGTGAAAGGACATAGGTAGTACCCGGGAGGGGGGCCATTGGCCCCCCTCTCTTTTTGTGCCCCACCCGGGGGGTGGCGACAGGCCGGGGAAAAAAGTGGACCGGATAGGTCTACTTTACCTGTCCCACCCCACCCGTGGGAAGGCCCCTGCTAGGCCCGTAGGGCAACGCAAAGAGGTTGCCTGTATCCCCACCCCACCCAACCCGCTAGCGTGGCTCCAGGTCCCTCCTAGGCCCCTTGCCGGGCCCTTCCCTTGACGACCCGTGGCACCCCACCCCACCCGTGGGGTAGGGGGGTGGCCCCCCTAACAGCCCACCCCGGACGGGGGGCCCAGTCGCCCATCCAGATTTTTGGCTGATTTCAGGGCTCCCACCTTTCCCTACATCGATTTACTGATTAGTTCTCCCCACCCTTCTGTATACAAGAATCGTACCAATATCATTGGGTTGAATCACTGAACCCCGCTTAGTTGGGATCCAAATAATAGTTGTGATACTGTATAGAGGCCCTGTATAGTGTGATCCATGTTAACGAACAATCTGGCATGGACCCTCACCTAATGGATACCTTCTACCTCGGTACGCATCAACCTAACTGGATCGGAACCTCACCCGTTCCTTTAATGGTTTCCCGGATACGGATTGCTAAGTACCGCCATGTATCATCGATGCCTCACGCCCGACAACCTTGGCTTCTAGACGCAGGTGGTTACAGCGAACTCTCAGTCAACGGTCTATACTCCATCCCATTCATTCAGTACGCGGGGGAAGCTAAAGCCTGGTCAAAATGGATTGGTAAGATGGAGTACGCTACTATCCAGGACTGGATGTGTGAACCAAACGTACTCGCTTTGACCAAGCGTACCGTAGCGGAGCACCAAGAGTTAACCATCAACAGCTACGTTGACCTCAAGACTTGTGCACCCGAAGTACCTTGGTTGCCTGTTCTACAAGGCTGGGAGCCTTCCGACTACTTTGCCCATGTGGCCATGTATCTCGCGCGCGGGATTGATTTGAGTCAGGAACCTTTAGTTGGCGTTGGGAGTATTTGTAGGAGGACGGATACTGATGATGCTGAGGTTACGTTGGCACACTTGGGGAAGATGGGCCTTAAGTTGCACGCGTTTGGTTTGAGGGTTGCTGCTTTGAAGAAGATCCAGGGTTACTTAAAGAGTGCTGATTCGATGGCTTGGTCCTACATGGGTAGGAACATGCTAAGACCCGACCACGGTCACAAGGCTGTGAACTGTTCTAACTGCATTAAGTGGGCACTTGAATGGAGAGAGAAAGTTATGGGGGAGTTGGCTTGTGACTAAACGTGACCAGGATTTTCTTATTCTAATATCGATGTACGTCCTCGGAGTAGTTACCGGCTTGCTAGTGGGTCTTAGATGAATAAGAAGGAAAAGCAGGTGCGTATTGAACAGTCTGCCGAACGGCTGCTTAGTTCGCTAGGACCGTTGCTTGTTAATCACACACCCGAACTTGATGAGATGATGAAGTGCCTTCGCGAGATACGCCGTGCACGCGACGCTATGCGCGTTGCCCTGGATATCGAATGTGGCCTATGATCCAGGAACCGAATACTCAAGAAAACATACCGTGCTACCACTGCGGGAACACCGGATTTGAACATTGTGACTCGTGTAACGACGGTGGAGTAAACCGTGCCGGTGGTGACTGTATGGATTGTTCTCCTCCTAAACCCTGTAAGCATTGTTCTACTGAGGATAAGCCTAAATGACTAACTTCTGTCCGTTCTGTTGGCGCCAGGCTACTGAACTACATGAACATATTATCGGTGCTTTTAGACGTGAGGTAGCTACTTGCCTTATTCATGTGAAGGATGGTGGTGAACCTATGTCATTCACTCCTATCCCACAGCGTTGGAGTATCGAGGCTAAACCCCCTGTCATGTGGAAGGCTTCGAATATATGACCGAGTACGAACGTATAGTCCATGACCTCCATGTTGCCCACCTTGAGGCGGAGCGTCGGGCTAACATTCTAATTTCAGGTTTTGCGGTAGTAGCCTTGATCCTAATAGCCATTGGGTTCTGGTATGTCCATTAAATACTTCTGTGACTTATGTGCTAAGGACATTACCGAGGAGCCTCTTATCACAATGGAACTTGATAAAGACGACACTAAGGGTTTCCGCCGAGAACTTCCACCGAACCTACATGGTCGATTGCACGAGTATATGATCTGCTGTGGTTGTGCGTCTAATGCCGTAAGTATCAAGGCCCGGGAAGCCAAATGAGCGAGGTACTTCGCTTCTGCAACAAGTGCGGTTATTCAGGACCTCTACAAGATCACCCGGGTTGTAGCTACTACGCCTACATTATCGAAGCACCTCCACCCTGCAAGTGTCGTTGTGGCTATCGTTGCGGTGGACCCGGGAAATGTACCCTAGACCCACTAGCTTGTCTTCAGCAGCCGGAAGGTCACTTTGTTGTCGACTGTGACCACAAATGGGACGGTTCGATGTACGAATCTTTCGACGGTAGCCTGATGTCTGTCACGTGTTCTCACTGTAGTATGCCGGCCGTTTACCACGACATGAGGGTTGGACCGTGAACCGTGAGACGGCCGAACAACTAGCCCTAAGTGAGTCTAGAGCTACCGAACGACAGTTAGTCGCCGAAAGTGAAGCTCAGTCCTGGCAGCAGAGGGCCGAACACTACGAGAAGGCTTTGAAGGCGATTATCGTTGTACTTGATGACGAGAATATTCCTGACTTTAACGCGTCAAATAGGGCCGAAGAGATCGCTCGACGAGCTTTATTAGGAGACTAAGATGGCTATCTTTATTGCTTCCACGCTTGGTTCGATAGTTGGGGCTTGTGTAGCTTTATGGATTGTAGATCGACGTATGGAACGTAGACACCAACGCCTTATGCGTGAACAAGAACTTAATTTTAGGATTAGCTAATGAGTGACGTTTCTAAATATGAGTTCATCGGGCCGGGATTAATCACACCCGAGGACGAGGTAATTTTCCTCCGAGCCGAGTTGGCTAGGGCCCGAGAGGAAATAGCTATTATGCGTGGGTTGACGCCGATCTTACAGATTGACCGTGATAGACTACTAGTCAAACTAGAGCGAACTGAAGCCTCCCTCGAAAAGCTGGGTAAGGCCTCTCATAGGCTACTACTCTTGGTTAAAGAGTATTATCAGGTGACCATTAACGATGAGAGGGACGAGGTGCAAGTCAACTACGAGGTCTGGTTGACCCGTGGGCGCAAGGCCGAGTCCGCGCTCTCCGCGGTGACCGCCCGCAGCGAGGCGGCGAAGATCCAGCTTGAGTGCTGGTTGCGCGCCGAGTTGAGTAAGACCCGGTTCAAGAATGTGGAGCCGCTGCTCCGCGCCGCCCTCGCTCTCCCCGGGGAGGAGTGATGCCTCAGTACCATGTTTGGAAAAAGGATTCAGAGTATATTGTATTCACTGAACTAGAAGATCCCTTTGCCTATTTGATGGGTAGGGGTTTTGAGTATTATGTTAGTTCTTATGTTGGTAGACAAGACTACCTGCCTACCCTCGAACCTGTTGTACTAGCTAACTCGTTAGAGCACTTAGCTAAACGTCGAGTAATGTGCTCTATATCGGGTGGTAAGGACTCCGCTGCCATGTCCTTATACCTGACCGAACTGGGTATCGAACACGAGCGTGTCTTTATGGACACAGGTTGGGAAGCCCAAGAGACATACGACTATATTCACGGTGAGTTAAAGACTAAGCTTGGTCCTATTACTACTATCAAGAATACACGGTATGAGGGACTCGCCGACCTTGTTCTAAAGAAGGGTATGTTTCCTTCTACGCAGCGTAGGTTTTGTACGGAAGAGCTGAAGATGAAGCCTCTTTACGCCTATATGAATCACGTGGTAGATACATCCGGTGAAGACTGGGTCAATTCTGTTGGTATTAGACGTGATGAGAGTAAGAACCGTTCTATGCTTGGGGAGTGGGAGTGGTCTGAAGGTTTAGACGCCGAGGTCTGGCGCCCGCTTATCGATTGGACCGAACAACAGGTAATCGATATCCACAACAAGCACGGCCTTAAGCCTAATCCACTTTATCTCAAGGGTGCACGTCGCGTTGGGTGCTGGCCTTGTGTCTTTGCGAATAAGGCTAACATTAAGTTAATCGCAAAAATAAATCCAGCTCGTATCGATCTAATTAGGGAATTGGAGAAGAAGGTTCAAGCTAACGCCGATCCTAGCTACACACCCACTTTCTTCCAATCTCCTCTAAAACACCGTAAGGGGAGCACTCCCTTTATGGCGATTGATGATGTTGTAGCTTGGTCCCAGACTATGAATAGATCTACAGACTTTGAAGATAACGAAGACGGTTGCGTAAGGTGGGGGCTCTGTGGCAACTAGTGGAATGAGGAGTGTAAAGTTTCAACTTGAGGATGAGATACTGGACGAACTCGATGCTCTGTACGCTAAGACGTCTATTCCGAGGATTGTCCTTGTACGAGTAGCTATCCAGCGGTTTCTGGAGGAGGCGAGAGCTGGAAAGCTGAAAATTGGACTCTATGATCCGACTCAACCTTGATTTTTAAGATCCCTACCCTATGGGGTTGTTGTTTTTCCCTTGTAGGGGGTGGTCCGGGTGGTGTAGGGTGGTGGTTACAGGGGTGGGGACGGTTACCCCTGTAAATGGATCTTTAACCGTCATCATATCGTACTCTAAGGAGCACATACTATGCCGTCACCTTCTGTTGGTTCTAAAGTTGTTCAACTTCAGCTTGAGGTTTCTAAGATCGAGGCTATGGACTCGATTTCGTACCGTACCCACGTTCCCCGGGCGACCCTCCTGCGTATGGCGATTGACGCCTTCCTTGAGGCCGCAGCCTCGGGTAAGCTGCAGATGGGTATCTCCTTGCTTGGTTCGTCGGCTCCCGGTTCCAGTGGTGCACAGGCGGCATTTAAGGTCGTAGAGGACCCCAAGGCCGCTCCCCCGCCCCCGCCTCCAGCTCCCGGTGTGTAGTATGAACAAGCGTTCTGAGGTATGTGAGGTACTTTCTACCAGTAAGTGTGATACGTGTAAGGACGAACGTCGCGACGATCTAATCCTACGTATTCGAGAACTGGAGCAAACCCTTGGCGATCTTCGTAAACTATCTGACTCTACATTGGGTATGGTTACTACTCAGCGCAACACTTATCGCCAAGCTCTCGTTGCTCTGAGGACGGTATATCCGTTCGGTTCGGCTGGACTGGACGGTTCCTCGGAGGCTAGGTTTGTTGGCGTTATCGACGATCTGATTAAGTGGGAGGACTGATGGCACAGGTCCTTCTTCTCTGGCAGAACATTCCAGAGGATACAGAAGTATACCGTTTAGACTTAGAAGGTGATGAACTCACCAAAGTCCTAAGTCTACACGGTACGTATGGTGGAGCCGATATGGATAGTGAGCTTTACGATTTTATCGGCTCGAAACTGTACGACCCCGATAGTGCCCGGGGTGAAGGACCGTGGCGGAAGTATGCTGTTGCTAGTTGGGGAAATGCTCGTTTGGATTTCTCCGGTACGGTAGTTATCTCTGGTCAGTTGCTGTAATTACTCGAACGGGGTAGGGCGCTATTCACTTAGTTTCCATAGTCCCCCGAAGACTATGGAAACTCTAACGGGGGGAACGAACTCAGTGAGCTTTAAAGCCGACGGTACACTTAACGTTGTTATCCAAGAGCCGCAGACCGATAGTCCAACCCCCCACGTTATTCTTGGTAATTACCTGACGAAGCTGTCCCGCTTTTACGATATGGGCTTAATTCGTCCAAACGTTGATCAGGTCGAAATCCGTCATAGTAGCCAGTGCCTATCGGACCTGGGCGTTGAGTGTAACTGTCAAGCGGATATACTCGTAAATGGTCGTTTAGTAAAGGAAGGACTTGCATAGATGCCTCAGATACCTGACTACGCTAAAAACACCGCTCAGTATAAACACCTGATTACAAAAGTCGATTACACTAGTAAGCGGGGTGAACGCCGGATTAGGAATGTAATCCCAATTAGTATCCGGCATACGCAGACACCTGATGATCCTAAATCCTGGATACTCGATGTTTATGACGTAGATCAGGCGGCGTTTAAGTCGTACCTCTTTACCCGTATCAACGGCTTCCCGGTCTAAACATAGCGACCCCCTTGTCTACCTGGCTTGGGGGTCGCTACATTTTTAAGGAGTGATATATGCCACTCGTAGTGAATAAGCTTGATATACGGTTCTTAACTCGTGAGAGACAGGATATACTCACAGTTAGTAATCAAGAAATACAAGAAGTTCTTTATCAGGCTATGATGATATACGCCGACCGTACAACCGATAAGAAGCGTATGAAGATAGCCCTTGCCCTAGCTGGTTCAGCTTCTACTGTCCGTATGTACAGAAAAGAAGTGGACGATAAGGCGTGAACGTCCTAGTAGCGTGTGAATTCTCTGGCGTAGTACGTCAGGCCTTTAGAGATAGAGGTCATAACGCTTGGTCTTGCGATATGATTCCTGCTAAGGATAAATCACCCTACCATATCATAGGCCACGCAAAGAGTGTTTTAGATAGTAGATGGGATATGCTTATAGCCCATCCACCCTGCACACATCTGGCTTCGAGTGGAGCTCGTTGGTTTAGTGAGAAGGAAGATGTACAGAAACAAGCCTTAGACTTTGTTCGACTTCTTATGGACGCCCCTATACCGAAGATTTGTATCGAAAATCCAGTTGGTATAATCAGTACGCAGATTCGTATACCTAGTCAGATTATTCATCCCTACCACTTTGGTGACAGCTATCAAAAGGCTACCTGTCTTTGGTTGACGAATCTACCGTGCCTGATCCCAACCCAGATTGTGGACACAGGCGAGATTGTTGTCCACGGTGGTAATCGTATTCCTAAGTGGATTAGTAACAAAGAACGTAATAGGTCTATATCTTTTGAAGGTATTGGAAGGGCTATGGCGGAACAATGGGGTTAGCCTCAGTTTGGCTTCTTGCAAAAGAGGTTATGCTACATTATCCTACCCCGGATGGCACAATCTCCGATTATCGTTAGCCGCCAATGTCCGCACTGCGGAGTGTTTCATGTCTATAAATTCTTTCGTCCACGTTGGTTGAAACCTTGGCTACCTTACTTCTATCATGCCATTTGTCCTGAAACTGAAAATTCATTTGACCTGCGGGTTCCCAGTTACATAGAATGGGTACGTCAATAGGGGTTTACCCGGTTTTGGTACGGCGCCGGCGTACGCCAAACGGTTTAAAAACAGGGGTTTGGGTACTAGTAGGGGTAGGATCAAACTACCAACGGCGAAAGGAGTCAAAGATCCTATGTTACCAGTTAGATTTCCCGGTTCTACAACTGAATTCCGTCGGCCTACTGGTATGACAGAAGAACAATGTGGTTCCTTGCACGCACTTCGTACATATGATGAAGAGGGTTTCCCTATAATTGTATCGTGCTTCAAACCTTCTTTTAGGGAAAGACTTCGTCTTTTATTCGGCGGTGTGGTGTGGCTCGGAGTATTAGGTACTAATCAACCTCCCGTCTGGCTTGTAACAGAAACTCCATTCAATACACCTACTAAGAAAGAGATTACATGAACGACCCTGTGGTGCCTGTCCAACGTACCCATGTTGATGTACGCCGCGAAGCTGCTGAGGGTATCGCCAAAGACCTCTCTATTCTATTCGGCCTAGTTGGGGATATTAAAGAAGAGATTATAGAGCGCCTTGAGAAGATGCTAATTATGGGCGAGACTCGTGGTGTTAATGAAGTTAAGCAACGTCTAGCCCTACTTGTTATGAAGCACCGTGAGCGTCATACGGACGGTGTAGCTAACCATATCGAACAGGCTCTAACGGAAGTACATCGGTGGCATACAACGTCAGCCGATTTCTTATGTTCCCGAGAACTAAAGGAAGCTAAAGAAGCGGGACTCGTTAGAGACGCTTCCACCGTAGACGTTACCGAGCCTTCTAGAATTATAACACTAGACCAGAATAGTCGGAACTAACATGGCCATCCCGACTCCGTGCTCTGTCTCTTCGTGCCTTGAACAAGGCTTCATGGTAATCGACCGAAACGTTATGCTTCCTCTCTGTAAGGAGCATAAGGCTCTGTGGCTAGCATCCTCAGAACGGTTAGCTATCGCTAATCTCTTCCATACGTTTCTAGGTCTAAGGCAAATAGATAGTAATGGTTTTGTCGAGGATATTACGTTAAAGACCACGGTAGAAATCTCTAGCCGATATACTAAAGGACTTCGTAGATAAGTTCTATACTGTACAACTAGCTCGGACCCAATACGGTGTATCCTTCATGGATACACCGTATTTTTATTTGAGATCCCTATTAAAGAGGATCTTTACTCTCCCTTGACGTCAAGTGTACGCTTCCGTTATAACGGTTCTATGGCCGATATCCCAGATGATCCTCCTGAGGATTCCGAAGTCAACGTCATTAAATTAGTCCATCCTGAGGCGGGCAAGCCAATCTCTAAGACACTGGCCCGCGTTCGGAAAAAGGACGACGAATATTTTTCTACGCGTCCAAAATTGAAGGCCCGTCGAGATAGATTTATTTCCGAATATATCCGAGATTTCGATTCGACGGGAGCCTTTATTCGGGCTGGTGGTCCCTGCACTACGGCCGCCAAGCAATCGTGGGAGTACCTACACGAACCTTATGTTCTTGCCCGACTACAGGAAGTTGTAAAGGCTATGGCAGAGGTAGACCTTATCGATAATAAGGTTATCTTGATGGGGCTGATTAAGGAAGCCCGCTTCTGTGGTATCGGAGCTTCACACGGTGCTCGTGTTACAGCCTGGAAGACGCTAGCCCAAATTAAGGGTATGGAGAAGACTGTTGTTAGTGGTGATATTAATCACAACGTCCGTGGCGGTGTGATGATCGTTCCCGTTATGCCTAGTTCTGATCAATGGGAACAGCTTGCTTCTAATTCACAGAAATTGCTTAAGGAAGATGTTCGGAAGTAATGGCGGTCGTCGAACCCCAGAAACCTCGCATTATCTGGCAACCCCTCGAGGGTTCTCAGGCTATGGCGATGTCGTGTCCCTGTGACCATATTCTATATGAAGGTTCACGTGGGCCGGGTAAGACAGATACGCAGTTGATGTTCTTCCGTAAGCATGTAGGAGCTGGCTACGGCCAGTTCTGGCGTGGCGTTATCTTCGACCGTGAGTATAAGAACCTCGACGACTTAGTTAGTAAGTCACAACGATGGTTTCCACGGTTTGACGATGGAGCTAAGTTCCATGCCTCCAAAGCTGACTATCGTTGGACGTGGCCGACCGGAGAAGAACTTCTCTTCCGCCAAGTAAAGAAGCTCTCCGACTACTGGGGTTACCACGGTCAAGAGTTTCCTTTTATCGGCTGGAACGAACTATCCAAGTATCCAACATCTGAATTGTACGACATGCTTATGTCGTGCAACCGTTCTTCATTCCGTCCTGAAGACTACCCTCAGAAGAACGGTGACCTCTTACCGAAGATTCCATTAGTTATCTTTTCGACAACGAACCCATACGGTGCTGGTCACAACTGGGTTAAGCGTCGGTTTATCGACGCGGCGCCGCCAGGTGTTATCGTTAAGAAGACGATAGACGTCTTTAATCCTCAGACACAGCAACGTGAACCGCTAACTACAACACAGACGAGAATCTTCGGTTCATATAAAGAAAATAAGTTTTTAGATCCAAAATATGTTGCGGAACTAGAGTCTATCAAAGATATTAACAAGCGTAGAGCTTGGCTTTACGGGGACTGGGATATTATAGCCGGTGGTGCCCTCGACGACGTATGGGACGATCTACTTTGTGTTAAGCCTCGATTTAAGATCCCGTTCAGGTGGAAGATTAATCGATCTATGGACTGGGGTTCATCTCACCCGTTCGCAATCGGTTGGTGGGCGGAGGCCAACGGGGAAGAAGCACTACTTGATGACCAAGGAACTTCTTGGTGCCCAGTTAAGGGATCTTTAATTAGGTTCCATGAGTGGTACGGTACCAAAGAGATCGGAACCAATATCGGTCTTAAACTATCGTCTACCGAGATCGCTAGGCGTATTAAAGTTATCGAAGAGAAACTCATAAAAGACGAATGGATCTTTACTACACCCGAACCGGGACCAGCCGATAACCAGATTTGGGATGTACGCGAAAGGGATACCGACTCTATCGCTAAGAAGATGGAAGATCAGGGTATCCGTTGGACCCGTAGCGATAAGGGATCGGGATCCCGCAAGACAGGGTTAGAATTAATACGGGATCGATTAAGTGCTAGCCATCATAACGAAAGACCGGGATTATACGTGATGGCTCACTGCCAAGCGTTTCTCTCTACGGTACCCGTGCTCCCCCGTGACGAAGATGATCCAGACGATGTTGATACTTCGGCTGAAGACCACATCTACGACGATACACGGTACCGCGTCCTAGCCGGTAACGTCCGTTACGCTAAGGTCCTAAAGGTTAAGTTCGCCAGGTGATATATCTATGGAACCGCTAACTACTCCCGGAGCTACGGTACAGCCTCCTAACGTTCGTTTCTTACGGGCTGAGCTAAGAGCGGAACTTCCAAAGTGGCGCCTTATCCGTGATTGCTTAGCGGGTGAAGAGGCTGTTAAAGCTTCGGCCGAATTATACCTACCTCGGCCTAACGCGGAAGATAAATCCTCCGAGAATAAAGCTCGTTATCAAGCCTACGTTCAGCGGGCTGTTTTCTACAACGCCACTAAGCGGACTCTAGATGGTTTAGTTGGACAGGTTTACCTCCGCGACCCAACTCAGGAGATTCCTGAAAGTCTTAAGTTCTTAATGGGTGATGTCGACGGAGCTGGTATCGGCTTACACGAACAGTCTAAGAAGACCCTAGCCGATACTGTTAGCTTCGGCCGTGTTGGGTTATTCGTAGACTATCCACCGACTGACGGAACGGTAACCAAGGCCCAGCAGGAAGCTGGTTATGTACGGCCTGTCATTCTATCTTACGCTCCAGAGAGTGTTCTTAATTGGCGTACGGTTGTAATCGGAGCTCGTAGACTACTTTCTCTTGTAGTCTTACAGGAGTCGTTCCTTTCAGCTGACGATGGGTTCCAACCCTACTATCAATATCAGTGGCGTGTTTTAAAGCTAGTACCTACGGATAAGATTTATGAGGGGGAACAACTTCCACCCGGTACACAGCATGAATATCGTGTAGAGATTTGGCGCGATATTCCTATCAATGGTTCCCCGGGTCAGACTCAGACCCTACCTATCCAGTCATACACGCCTTTAGATGCTAGTGGTAAGCCTATGGATCAGATCCCCTTCGTCTTTGTGGGATCTTTAAATAACGACAGCATTGTTGATCCCGCACCACTCTACGATCTGTCTATTCTTAATATCGCTCATTACCGTAACTCTGCTGACTATGAAGAGTCGTGCTTTATTGTCGGTCAGCCCACGGTCTACGCGTCTGGATTAACCGAGTCGTGGGTTAAAGAGGTCATGGGCGGCGCCGTCTCCATTGGTTCGCGCTCTATCATACCCCTCCCGGTAGGTGGACAGGCTGGGTTATTACAGGTCAATCCTAACAGCCTACCCAAAGAAGCTATGGACCAGAAAGAACGCCAGATGGTGGCGTTAGGTGCCAGGCTTGTTGAACAGAGTAGTGTTGCCCAGACACTAGGTGAAGCCCAACAGAAAGAAGCGGCGCAAGTTTCTATTTTAGCAAGCGTTGCAAAAAACGTCGGTACCGCGTATTCTCAGTGTCTTAAGTGGTGCGCCCAATATCACGGCGTAGATACCTCTGCTGTTCGGTACGATTTAAATACAGACTTTATCGCAGCGCAGATGACACCGTCCGAAAGGGCTCAGCTAGTAGCTGAATGGGTCGCAGGTGCTATCTCCTACACGGAAATGCGCTCCAGACTCCGTAAGGCCGGTGTGGCCACACAGACTGACGAAGAAGCGAAAGTGGAAGCTGAAGAAGATGAGTTACGTGTACCTGAAAAAGAAAAAGTAGATCCAAACGCTGATCCTAATTCGGGGCGGGTAGCTCCGAAGCAAGACGGTAAAACACAAAAAGGGGCCGGTGGCCCGGAAGAGGTAGAATAACATGGCATTAAAGCACAAGCTGGAAACGTTAGAGGGTTTGGCTGAACCGGTAGCTAAGGAATACAAGGAAGTCGTAGAGGGTGATAAGAAGCATTATATCCTTGACCTCGACGGGGCCTATGTTTCGGACGAGCCTATCGACGCTTTGAAGAATGCTAAAAACTACGAGAAGAAGGCCCGGCAGGACGCCGAGAAAAAGGCTAAGGAATCCGATACTAAGCTCCTTAGCCTCCAAGAAGAGATCGATGAGATGCGCCGTGGAAACATCCCCAAGGGTGATGTAGAGAAGTTAGAGAAGTCGTGGAAAGAGAAGATGGATAAGGCGGTTGTTGACCGCGATACACAAATCCAGGCCCGTGATAAGACTCTGCAACGTATCCTTGTTGAGAATATCGCCAATAAGATGGCCGGAGAGATTAGTGCGGCTCCCGACCTTATCCTTCCACACATTAAGGCTCGCCTTACTACTGAACTGAATGATGGTGAATATGTAACGAGGGTGCTCGACAAGGATGGTAAGCCCTCGGCACTTGGCATCGAAGAGCTTCAAAAAGAAATTACCGCAGACAAGCGTTTCTCCCTTATTATCAAAGGCAGCAAAGCGTCGGGCGGCGGTGCCTCCGGCGATGGTAGTGGTGGTGGCAAGGGTAGAAGCGGTGCTTCGCCCACTATCGATCTGTCGAAACCGTTTGATCCCAACAAGGCGACTCCGATGGAGCTCGTCGCATACCAAAAAGCACAGAAAGAGGCCCGCTCTCGGGCGGGCACCGGAGGATAATTAAATGGCTCTTAGTGATCTGCAGGTTTTCCAGGAGTATGCGTATTCGACCATGACGGAAGTCCTGGCCTACAACGTGAACCTCTTCAACGAGGCTTCGCGTGGTGGGTTAGTCCTTCGGTCGGCGGCCCATCAGGGTGACTACTCTGTGGAAGCCTTCTGGGCGAAGATTAGCGGCCTGGTTCGTCGTCGTGACGCTTACGGTTCGAGCGCTGTGTCGGAAAAGGTTCTGACTCAGCTCGCGGCCGCTTCGGTCAAGGTGGCTGCCGGTATCGCTCCGGTTCGTATCGACCCCAGCATGCTGAAGTGGATCCAGAAGTCGCCTGAGGAGGCCGGTGCCGTTATCGGTCGCCAGATGGCCGGCGACAACATGGGTGAAATGCTGAATACCGGGTTACTCTGCTACAACGCGGCTGTTGCGGCTCAGGCTACTAACTACTACGACGGGACAGCCGGTAACGCCAGCCTGTCGGCACTGACCACCACGAAGGCGAAGCTGGGTGACCGGTCTGAGGAAGTTGTGTGCTGGGTTATCCACAGCAAGTGCCTCTTTGATATCTACGGGGCGGCTCTCGCGAACTCGAACATCCTGTTCAGCTTCGGTAACATCCGCGTTACGCACGATGGTTTCGGCGTTCCGTTCGTTGTGACCGACAGCGCGTCCTTGGTCGTTACTGCTGCTCCGAACAACTACTACACCTGCGGTCTTACCCCCGCCGGTGTCGTGATTGATCAGAACACCGACTTCCAGGACAACGTTCAGACGATTAACGGTAACGAGAACATCGTCCGGACGTACCAGGCTGAATGGAGCTACAACCTCGCCCTTAAGGGGTTCACTTGGGACATGACCAATGGTGGTCGTTCGCCCACGAACACCGCCTTAGGTACGGCGACTAACTGGGATAAGACCTCGACGTCGTTCAAGGATCTCGCAGGCGTGGTTCTGAAGTCGCTGTAAGCCTGCGGTCCTCGTCAAGGTTCCACGGGCTAAGAACGAGGGGTTAGACTCCCCTCGTTCTTCCTAAAACTACCAAGGAGAAATAATGCAGACCTCAAAGCGGAAAATCCTCTACTTTATCGACGGTCCTGTTCCAACTCAGGCCCAAATTGACGAGGCCTGGGATCTCGGTACCTCTATGTTCCGTAACAAGCAGCACTTCGGCGACGGTGACTCTATCGAGCATTGCGATGGTGTTGCCGGCGACCCACCTGCCGCGTACGTTGAGAAGTATAAGGAGATTGTTAAGGCCGTGCAGAAGCGTGCCCTACCTGCTCCGCCGGCCGAAGTGGTTGCTCCTCCTAAGGCCGTACCTCCGCCTCCCCCTGCAGCCCCTGCCGCTAAGGAGAAGTAAGCCATGGCTAAGAATTCATTCCCGGGTCACGATTCGTCTGGTTACAAGGATCCCGGGGCTATTAAGATTCTCTCTGTTGCCGATGTTACTGCCCGTACCGCTTGGGTCACGGCTAATGGTACTCCGCCGTCTGGCTTTATGTGCCTCTTAGTCGGCACTAACGTTCTGTCTGTCTGGAACGGTACGGCCTGGCGCTCGATCGCTACCACGTAAGGAGAACTAGGAATGGCCCTCGTCATCGAAGATGGTACACTCGTGGCGGGGGCCAACTCCTACGTAACGACAGAGGAGGCTAGGACCTATGCCGCTAAG